CGTCCCAAAATCGTTTTCGAACTGCAGGTATAAATTCGGCACCAGGAACTTTGAATTTAAAAAATTCTGATAATTCCTTTCGTATTGAATCTTCTGTTGAAACTGATAAATAAACTTCGTCTAGTTTATCTATTACGAGCCTGCCATAAACTTTCGCCATTCTATAATATTCTTTATTGTTTGATGTCTCCATGTGAGTTGAGATACTATATCTTGTAAGTATTCAACCACTATTTTACAATATTCCATTTTTTCGATTGCTTGTTGGATATCCTTATCTGCACCAAAAAATTTATCATAATCTGATTTCAGTATCGTAAGGCCATTAAATGGGTCATAATCCCAATTCTTTTGTTGTATTTCGTCTTGACTTAATTTACCTGTATACCAAAGCCATTTGTCTTTTTGTAAAACTTTTAATTTACTTTCGTATCGTATTTGAATTAGTTTTTGATTAGAAAGAATTTCACTATACTTTGCGTGTAGTTTAGGAACATTTAGTGAAGAAGCATCTAATTCTATGTCATCAATTAGACAATCCTTTTTCCACATCTCCTGGATTTCAGTTAAATTTTTATTATTCATACTATATATTATAACAGCTTTCGCTGAAAAGTCAATTAACTACTGGGTTTTATTGTGTAATAAGTGTATCTCAAAGTTAAATCACATTGTGCATATGCTACATCCGATGTATCAGTTGTAAAATCAATAGCACCCAAACTTGTCGGAAAACAATCAACAAAATTGATTTCTATATTAGCATTATTAGATGATGTATTAATCATAAGAGTTGCATCTGAATACATTTCTAGATTATCACCTTTCGTTGCTAATGAAATTCCTGTTCCAGTTTGGCCTGTTAGTGCTCTAAAATCTGCTGGGTCAATACCTGGTCCTAATGCCATAATCCAATCAAAGATTTCTTGATAATTTTTCATATCTTCATCTACAACAAATTTTACTGTTAATGGGTCAAAAGTTATTTTATCACCAGGTAATGTTGATTGAATTGCTAACTTAGTATCCATTAAAGCTTCACTAAAATTAATTGAAGGTATATTTACACCTGTACAAAAATATCTTGTCTTTGGTAATTTCGATATTATTAAATCAAAATTAATTGGAGACAAATAGTTTAAATTTGTTGGTTGGTCTGATTGCCAATTAGCTGTCGCCATCTTCTTCCTCTATTCCCCATGGTAGGTCATTCCATCTATAAAATTTTTTAGTTGGGTAATGATAAAACCAACCTTGATATTCATGATCTTGTGTTTCAGATTCTACATACAGTTCTTCATTATTCATTATTATAATCTCTGTTTTGCCATTTTTCTAATAACCAATCGTGCCATCTTTCTTTATATTCTTCAAAATTTAACCTATTTGGATTTGTTATATGTTCATCTTCATAGTCTAGCCACATTCTTGAACAAAAACTATCAAAAGTATTTATTAATTTGAACTTTTTTTCTTTCATATTACTATTTATGTTTTATATCCCAATCTTCAATTGCTTTAGTAATAGCTTCTTCTGCTAAAACTGAACAATGTAATTTAATAGGTGGTAAATCTAAAATTTCTGCAATATCTTTGTCTTTAATCTGTCTTGCTTCTTCTATTGTTCTGCCTTTAAGCATATCAACAAACAAACTAGAACTTGCAATAGCAGACCCACAACCATAAGTTTTAAATTTAACATCTTCTATCAATCCGTCTATGTCCAATTTCATATCCAATTTCATCACATCTCCACATGATGGAGCTCCTACCATCCCTGATACCACATTAGGGTCATTAGGATCAAATCTTCCAACTGAATGTTTTTCTGGATTTTTGAGAACACTTTCAAATCTCTCTACTACTTCTTTACTGTATGCCATATTAGTATTTATAACAAAGAGAGGGTATACACCCTCTCTCCTTTTGAAAATTTACTTTTCGTTGACAAATTCATTAAGTTGTCTAGCAACTGTAATAACATCATCACCAACAATCTCTCTTAACGGCAAAGCTTTTTTATCGTTAGGGAAATTATCGTTATGCATGAATATAGCATCAACTTCTCTTTGGTAGTTTCCTTCCAAAAGACCTTGTGCTTGATTTAGTAAATCGGCTCTGATTTCGAACCCTGATTTGTTATCGGACATGATATCCTCCTGTGTGTATGTGTGTATGAGTTGTCCTTTTGACTTCTCTACTTATATTTATAACAAAAAAAAAGAGCCCCGAGGGGCTCTTTGAAATCAGTTATGATTTAGATTTTACAGTAAGTTTAAAACTTCGAAACTTCTGTAGTAAGAGTTAGTGCTTGTCGCAGCTAAACCATTAGCAGGCGTTGAGCCAACATATGGATTACTTACCATTCCGTATCTAGTTTTGAAAGCCACTTTCGGTTGGAAAGTGTTTTCACCAACTGCTCTCACCATTTGTAGTGGGACATATGGACAATAGAACACACCAGCATCAAACGGATTTGATCCTCTGTATCCAACTGTTACATAGCCTTCACCAGCTGTTACACCAGTAGGTCTTGTAGACGCACTCGCGTAATATGGGTCGATATACACTTTCATGCTGCCATTTAAGACACCAGCAAAAGTGTTTCCAGTGTCATCAACTGATAAATTAGTTGATAATGCTGGAGCATAGTCTAGTACACCAGCCATTGCAAGTGCAGACGCTACATCACTAGAACATAGGATAAAGTTACCTTTACCTCTTCTTGTTTGTCGTGCTATAACATTAGCATTTCTTTCAATGTGGTACATAAGACCTTTGAATTTTTCAACTGACCATCTACCTGATGAATCAACATCTAGGTTAAATTGTCCGTTTACAGAAGTACCAGTTAGGTTACTTTCTGAGGCAACACCTTCGATCTTAGCTTGATCATTAACTGTTCTTACAACTTCTCTGTTGATTTCCGCTAGGATTTCACCAGATAGGATGTTAGCAAGTTCAGTTTCAGCATCAAGGCCATGAATCGCTTTAAGGTCTTGCGCAAGTTCTATAGTATACTCAGCTTTAAGCGCTCTGCTTTTCGCGGTAACTGTAGCTTTTTCAATCGTGAACGACATTTCAGCGATAGATGAATCTTTCTCTGCAGTAGCAGTAGTATCACCAGCACCTGTTGTGTAGCCTGTTTGAATTGCGGTGTTTGCAGAACCTGATGCAAATGGATCAGTTCCTGCGTGAGTACCAGAACCAGAGAAGTCAGTATCAGCTTCGTTGAACAGAGCTTCTGTTCTTGCGACTGCTGAACTGTCATCTACATATCTTGCCTTCATCGCGAAGATAAGACCTGTAGGTCCAGTCATTGGTTGTACACCACAAATATCATATGCTACCAAGTTTGGCATTGCTCTACGAACTAATGAGATAAGAATTGGATCCCAGTTAGCAGCCGTAGCAGAGAATCCACCTGGATCACCTGCAACAGTTCCTTGACCGTCACCAAATGCTTCGTTTAAAGCACCTCTTTCTTCGCTAATTGCGCGTTCTTGGTTTTCAAGAATTACAGAAGTAACAGCTCTCTTGTAGCTATCTTCGATCTTTGGAAGATCGGGATGCTCAAGTACTGGCTTCCACTTTTCTTGAAGGTTTTCTGACATAAACATTTGTTTATTTCCCCGTTTAAATTACTAAATTAATTATCTAATTTAGCAAATTTATTAATTGCGGCAGTATATTTAGCCATGCCTGGATCTACAGGAGTTTCTTCCTGAGAACCGAAATTGGCATCGGCTGAAGCCACATTACTTTCATCAGAGACAGCTTCAAGTTTTTCACCTTTAAAATATGCTTCTTTCAATGTAGAAACTTTCTCTACGAAACTTTCTTCATTTTCATAGTCAACATCTTCGGTTAATTCTTTTAACTTCTCTTGTTCACTATCAGCTAGGTCGTTAGACGCTTCGCTAATAATTCTTTCACGCTTTAGTTCCTCGATATCTTGAGATAGCTTGATGTTTTCGGCAACTTCACTATTCAATTTATCTTCGTTCTCGTCAAGTCTGTTGGCTAGTTCTTCAACTACATCAAACTTTTCTTCTGGAACTTCAACATAATGTTCCTCAAACAGTTTTTTCAAACCGTTTATGAAATCTTCTGTGAGCTCGGTTTTTAAACCACGCTCGATCGCTAGTTCATTTTCTGATACCCAGCTTTCTGCTACATAGTTAAGATAAGAATCGACTTTTTCTGTCAAATCTTCTTTGATTTCTTCAATCGCTTCTTTAGTGGTTTCTTCGAATTGGGTTTCAACCTCAGAAACTTTCTCTTTAACTTTGCTTGCAACGGCTGCTTCAAAAATAGTCTTAGCTTTAGATTTGAAATCTTCCGATAAATCTTCATCAGCGACAAGAGCTTCTATGTCATCAGTCATATCGACTTCATAGTTTTCTTTCTTGACTTCTTCTTCTTCATCTTCCATTTCGTCTGTTTC